ATGACATGCCTATAAGTTCAAATGAAATTCTAGGAACAGTTACGGCGATTGTCTTAACTAAGGTTGGGTCTGAGGTGATTTGTGTTAGATATCTTTCTTTTGAACCATAAGATAACGGCACACGGAAGATTTCTTTTTTGGTAAGACCATCTTTTGTGTAGCGTTGAAGTAAAATATCATTAAAAAGTGTGCCAAATGCCACAACAATTTTACGAATAGACCGATTATAGTAATGTGCTTGACCTAACATTATGGTTCACCAAAAGGATTTGTGTCTGTAAAATCAATGATAGCATTAGCTTCAGCTTGAATACGATTGTTGTCAATGATATCTTCAAAGGCATTATCTAGTGCAACCAAATCATCTGCGGTACTAATTGTCCAAATTGCACCACTTGTATTGCCTTTAATTGTGCCACCAGATGCAAAGGTACCAATTGTTTTAATGATTGTAACTTGTGAATTTGGAGTAAAGTCGTGGACAACAGCAGTTGCCGTGGCGTTTGCTAATGTATTGGCGCTTTGATAAACAATTTCATCATTGACAAACTGGCCTGTGCCGCCAGCAGATAGTGCCACATTTGTTCTTGGATAGTAGTCACGGATTTGGTCATCAATTTCAGATATACCAACTTGAATAATTTCGTTTGAGAAAACATATTGTTTTAACTTAATGCCATAAACATACACATTACCACCACGACCACGGCCTAATGTGTAAAACATTGCTTGGTCATTTTCATGTTCTACAAAAGTAATCTCAAATAAATTTTGTAAAAGTGGAATGTAAATTAAATCGCCTTCTAGTGGGCGAATTAAAGGTATTGTTGCGGCAAATCTACGGCGAGAAACAAGAAAGGTTACTTCATCACGAATTTCTAAACCAAATTTGGAAATAAAATCTTGTTCACCATCCATACCTGTAACATTTTCCAAATACATCTCAATTGGATATGCGGTAACATATTGTTTTAAAGTATCTTCACCATATAGATAATCTACTTGGTCACGAGAAGAACGAGGAAGATAAAAGATATCCATTCCATAAATCTTCATGGCCTCAATCACCAAATCTTCTACGAGCAACTGCTCGGAAGTTATCTGGCTGGACGGAAACGGATTAAAATAGACATTGGTGGCCACTACAATTATCCCGTAAATATCTCACTAGGTAAGCTATTGAAGTTATACATATCTTCTTCAATCTTATCCATTTCTTCTTTAGCTTCGGTCATAATACGAACACCATCTAAAGTAACACCACCTGGCATTTGTATGCCAGCAAACTTACTTAAATTGGAACCCCATTGGTATTTAATGAGTGCTGTTGCATAGCGCTTTAGAAAACGGTCATTCCAAACTTCTGAATTGCCTGGTTTTGTTAGCACACCATTCGTAACATTAGTTGCTACAGGACCAATTGTTGAAAGTGAGGTTGGCGATGTGATTTTACTAACTTGTAACTCTTGGCCATCAAGCGTAATAATATCGCCTTCTAGTAACTCTTGGTCAAATACCGTATTTGTTCCTGCAATTGTATTTGCTGATGTAACTGCTGTGCCAGTTCCTGTAAGTGTAATTGTGGCCGGCCGAATAGCTCTGTAACAATCAATTACAACATAGTCACCAACGGACAAATCTCTTGACCAATCAATATCTAAAAAGATTTTATTTTGTTTACGGTTAAAACGAATTTGTGGTGTGCCAGAAAACAATAAATTTAATGTGCGAATATGTTGCATGGTAATTTCATATGACACATAACTTACCGATGTAAAGTCATAGAGGTCGTGCAATCGTAATTGATATCGCAAGTCAAACATATTAATAGATGAATTGGAATCATCAAAAGGAAACATACCTACAACAAAGATAACCGCATCAGGACAATAAATCCAACGGCGGTCAATGTCTGCTTGTGTAATTTGATGCTTCATATACATCTTTTCCACACCATCAAAATGGTAATCTTCAAAGAATTGTAAAGCATCATCAACTCGGTCACTAACTTGGTCGTCATCCACATTGATGTCAATTACTGGAAAGCCTAAACGGCGTTTGCAGTAATCAATGAATTGTTGTCTTGTTGTTGGTTGTGCCATATTTTATCCTAGAGCAATTGCAAAAGCAAGGCCGTCCGCAGAAGCCGTATTAGCCGCAGTAAAAGCAGCATTTACTGTTGCTTCTTTTGCCAAAGGAACTCCTCCAACGGTGGATCCATCGTGAACCACAACGGTATCTTTATCGGTATCAATGGTAATTTCAGCCACAGCGCCTGTAAACGCAATCGTCTGTGTATTATTACCTCGTCTTAGTTGAACTTGTGTAGCCATAATTGTTATTTATAGTGTGCCATAGTCGTAAATTACATTAGTAGAATCAGTTACAAAACCATAGTCAGCTGTAGTAAAAGTGAAGCCTGCTGGAACACTTACGATGACTTTCTTTGCAGAAACATTTGAAGAAACTGATATACCTGATTCTCCAACTATCTGTAAAGAATCATTTGAACTGGTCGCAAGAATTGTTCCTACATTGGCAACAATTTGTCCAAAAGAATTTGCAGCTACACCGCCACCAGTATTTGCAGCATCAAAGGCTGAATTTGCGTGTATAAAGGCTGCATTAGCAGTATTTCTGGCATAATCGTCTGTTGTACCACCACCTGATCCTGCGTTTGCGGTAAATTGTTTTGAACCATCCGCAAACTGAATGAATCCTGTATTTGCTACAAAGTTGTTTGCATATATTGTATTGGCACCTAGTATATTACCAAAACTGCCTGTTGTAATAAACGAAGTGGCAGTAATTGTGCCAGTAACAGTACCGCCATTATTAGCATCTAGTGAGTTATTAGCACGAGTAAAAGCTGCCGTAATACTGTTATTTTGAGTAAGGTTAGTAGCAGTAGCTGTATTAGCGGCCGCAAAGGCCGCCGTAATAGAGTTATTTTGTGTTGTATCAGTAGCAGTAGCCGCATTAGCAGCTGCAAAGGCAGCCGTAATAGAATTGTTTTGTGTCGTGTCGGTCGCTGTAGCTGCATTGGCCGCTAGAAAGGCCGCATTAGCAGTATTAAAAGCAAGAGCTGTATTGGCAGCAACAAATGAGGCAGGCTGTTGTATAACAATATTACCAACCATGCCACCATGAATGGTACATTGATAAAGATATGTGCTACCAACTAAAGAAAATGGAACTTTCCAATATAAAACTCCAGTAACATAACCTTGTGCAGAAGCGCCTGTTGATACAACACCCGTAGTTGATACATGAGTTAGGCCATTTGAAGTGTTAGCACCACCAGACGATTCACGAATTACAAATGGGTGACCAGTTACATTAAGATTAAAGGCTATTGTTTCGCCACCTGAAACATAAATTGATGGATTATTACCTGAATATTGGTCAATTAAGTAGGCTGAAGTTCCGCTATTAGTTACATCTAATTTTGTTACAGCGCTTGTGTAATTAGAGTTTGCTTGAGTAAATGCACCATTAGCATAAACACCGGCTGAATTAGCTGCGGTAAAGGCCGCTGTTATACTATTGTTTTGTGTTGTATCAGTTGCTGTGGCCGCATTAGCAGCTGTAAAGGCTGCCGTAATAGAATTGTTTTGTGTTAAATTTATCGCATCTTGTGTATTAGCTTTAGCAAAAGCCGCATTGGCAGTATTAAAAGCTCCACTAGAAAAACCAATAATTTCAACTCCACCATCATAAATTGCATCAGCGTAAATACTTCCATTTACACCAACACCACCATTTACTATAATTGTGCCTGTTGAATTGGAAATTGAAGCTTGACCGCCAAGAATTCTAATACTTGTTTGTGCGGTATTTGCAGCAGTAATTAAAACATTTGGTGTAAATATATGTGTGTTACCACGGCTACCAGAAATTGTAGAACCAATAATTACATTTGTTTGTGAACCAGAAAGACCTGCGGCACCAATGTAAACAGTTTTTGTATTTGTTGATGTTGTTGCACCGTTAGCAATATTAAGTGTTTGGT